GAAAGTGTATAACTAGAGTCAGTTCCATCAGCTGTAAAATTATCTCTGTTAATCTCTAGATTTACGTTTGTAGTGCCACCACCACCAGAAACATCATCCCAGGAAAAAGATCCATCGCCATCAGATTTTAAAAATTGTCCGCTTGTACCATTACCAGATACATCTAATTGATCAGCTCCTATTGAGTTATTTGTAAGTGAAATAGTTACAGATCCTGTAGAAACATCAGCCGCTAAAATTGAGTCTGTAGCTATTGATCTAACTACATCCACCCAGGAAAAAGTGCCATCCCCATCAGACAATAATGCCTGTAGTGCAGTTCCGTTTCCGCTTATTTTTAATTCACTAGCGCCAACTGAGTTAGTTGCTATTTTATCATCTGTAACAGCATCTGGAGCTAGTTGAGTAGTATCTATTCCGCCATCAGCTACAGCAAACTCATTACTTCCATCTAGGTTTAAAGTAACCTCATCAGCTGTGTAAGTATCGCCTAAACTAGAAACCTCAAAATTTAGTTTTCCATTAGTATCATCATAGGTTACTGTGATGTTTGTTTCTGTATTACCAGAAACCATAGCACCCACTAAATCCTGGACATCCTCATTGTTTATTGAAATAGTTACATCGCCCTGGCTTGCATCAGCATCTATTCCAGTTCCCCCTGTTAATGTTTCGACAGCTAAGTCAGCGACATCCACCCAGTCAGTCCCTGTAAGCGTACTTTTCAAAAGCTGTCCATTAGCTCCAGGCGAATTTAAAGAGTCTTTTATAGCGCCATCTACTCTAAGATCACCCTCGACTCGTAAATCCCCAGAGGTATTTACATGGAGTCCCAGCTCGTTACCGACTCCATCAGTTAGCTGTTTATCGGTTGCACCTATCTCATCATTATCAATAGCTTTTACTATTGATTGATATGTATCTTTAATCTTATTGCCAGTATATGATGCCATCTAAGTATTTTCTACAAATTTAATCATTTTTAATCATCCCAATTATCGTTATCATTGCTGAACTTTTTCTCTTTTCTATGCCATAAAAGATTTTTTAATTTTTCAGCTATCTTTTTTCTAAACCTACCAGCTTTCTGCTTTAAAGTTCTCTGTACCCCTATCATTGTGGAACATGGCGCAAATAAGCTATCATATGCCCTTTAGTGAGGGTTATGTTAGTGAAGTTTCCATAAATAATTTGCCCATCCAAAAGATCATAATCCACCATATTATTATCGCCAGCTGGAGTATCGTTAGTAGCATCGAATGTACAGGATATAATACATTCAATCATGCAAAAGTATTCTCCTGGAGCTGTTGAAATATTATCAGTGTTTTTGATTAGTGTACGCATACCGAAATCACCAAAACTCATTCGGTGAAAGTTGTTAGCAGAGTATAGATCTTTTGTAGCCATTATTTAGTTTTATCTTTTAATTTCTCGTATGTTCTAAGTCCGCCTAAACCTAGCATCCCCATAAGGACAGTAAAAAGGCTGTTCGTGTCAAACTCTACTGGCTCTATGTCTGTATAAGCTAAAAGCAGCGGCATCACTATATAATGAAAGCCAAATGCAAAACCACAAATCCATCCAATAAATGGGCGCCATCCAGCGACAAACATACTTCTGTTTTGAGCCTCTACCTTATTAATCTCTGCCTGGAGTTCTATAAGGCGCTGAGGATCCATCTCTTTGCCTTTTATTGCCTCTCTTATATCCAATGCTAGTCCACCTATATTAGATCGACCGCTGTCACTTTTACCTATAAGAGAAAGCAAAAATTTAAACATAGTATTCGTATGTAGTTTTACGCCCTTTTTTTACAGCTCTAAGGACATTACCTCTATTACCACTTGGACCTACATAGGATACATGAATCCAGTCTGGATTTTCATCATCTCCATGCTCCCAGATAAGCTGATCGAAATCTAATTCATCTTTAATGTAATTGAACAAGTCTGCATTTGTTTTCTCACCTACAGCATCAATATCAATAGCCTGTCCTTTAGTGTGCTGTGAGTTTCTGCTAGATCTAATGGCATCGCATAAGTCTGGCGATCTATAAAAGCTGTTTACTTTTATCGGCTCGTTTGCCCATTCTCTCAGCGGCTCGAATACATTTTTCGCAAGTTTTTTCATGTTTTGCACAGCCGATTCTGTCGGTGTGTTCTCGATCTCTTTTTTCTCCGCTGTCGCTGAATGACTCGCCTCCCTCCAGCTGATATGTTTGCTGATAAATCTCATCTTTTACTTTTTAAGTTTTTTAATTTCCTCTTTAATATCCGTAAATTTATCCTCTACCCAGTCTGGAATATTATTATTATTGTCATCTTTGACAATTTTTTTAGCTGCTAAAATTATAGCAATAGCTGAAATAAAAATTATTCCAGTTAGTATTATCATCATAGTGTCCATATTAATTATAATTAAATTATTAAAATTTAAAGTAGATCCAACTGTGCTACTTTTTACTTGAATTGTTTTTATCATCAAAATCCATAGCTGCTTTTAATATTATTTTGTCCATCATATTATCTTGATTTTGTAACATTTCACGCTGCAAATTGATAACCATTTCCTCGAGCCTATCCTTTGCATCTACCAGCATTTGTATTTGATGCTCTTTTTTTTCAATAGTTGATTTTAGGGCATCCACATCGTGAGGATCACGCCCAGTTAAAGTGCTTATAACCATAGCTAGACTAGCTGCCAGCATTCCTATAAGTGTCATTACGATCTCTTTATTAGAGTCTAAAACAGGGTACTGAATCAATACTATAATAATACCCACTATAAAAATAAAAATAGTTAATGCTCCGAAATAAGATCTTAGCGCTTTGGCTCGCCCATTAGTAGGTAGTTTCATTTTTTTAATTTTTTATAAATTGAAATGCCAGTATAACAGATAGCCATTAAAAGACTAATTGTCTGTAATAGTGGATTTATAGAGGTTACTGATATAGCTAAAGCTATTCCATTCATTGCATAAATTTTCAAATCATTCATTTTAAGAAATTTTTTCTACTCTATTAGAGATGTTTAATACTGCTCTAAAATATGTTTTTTCTACGCCATCCTCATATAGATAGCTAGTCCCCTCGTTTGTGCAAGTGTAAACATTGAATCCATCAGCGCTCAAATCGAAATAGTTATCTGATCTGGTGCGGATTAAATCTAATATTTCTGATGCTATCTGATTAGCCTGTAGCTCTCCGCCATCATCACCTATAAAAGATGTAACTACTTCAACTCTGGTAGAACAATCCAGTATAAAGCTATCAGCGTTCTGATCCACCTCGTTAGAATCTACAGAATAGACTCGTATAAATGGCTCAGAGGCATCGTTAGGCACTCTATTATAAACCTGGACATAACTACCATTTACAGTAATTGCATCCGTTAGGCGGTCTATAATTGCCTTTCTAATAAAATGTATCGCCTCCATTATTTAAGTAGTTTTTTAATTGTTTTATCTATACTATCAATCATTTTTATCATCCCTCTATTTACAGCTGGGTAGAAAAATGGTATTTCGGCTCCAGGTCGTTTTGGGTTTTTACTTCCAAACTCTACATAACCAGAGTAAGGCGCATCTGATCTAATTTCTGCTTTTTTGTTTTTTACTACAGTTTTAATATTGCCTCTAAGATTTCCAGTATCTACTGGAGCTATTTTTTTCATATCTCTAGACATATTTAAAACGCCCTTTCCTATCTCTGTAGATAGTAGCGTTCTATCTATTGCTTTAAGTTTTGTTAGCTTTCCCTGGAGCTTATTAAAATCTGATTTATTTAACTCCATATTAATCTAATTTAGTGGCTTTTATTATTGTGAAAAAATCTTGTTTACTATCGTAAAAACCATTTATTCTATAAAGTCCATCTTTGCCCTCTAGCTTTATAATATCATTATCCAGGATCTGATCAGCAGCTTTTTTTCTAAGTTCCAGCTCAATCTCTACAGATCTACCTCTTTTGCCCTCAGTAGATGTTATATCACCTTTAACATCTTTTTTGTGCGCCCAGAATGTTTCTACAGTGGCGCTAGTCGATGAGGTGCCACCAAATCCATCTGGTGTTTTAGTTAATCTCTTTATTTCTAATCTAGTATTTAGTTTCCCAGCACTCATTAAAAATACATTGTTTTATAAGATTGTAAAATGTCTTTAGTTTTATTAGGTACCTCATTAACGCTGCCCTCTATAAAATCAGCTCTG